CCCAATTCTTTTTTATAGAGTTTTGACCCGTCCACTTACCAGCTTCATCATGTACTAGAAGCTTGAGCTTCATACCATCATAACTGTTATCAGCAGTATTCTTCCAATCTATTATAGAATTTAAAGCTTCAGATTTCTCTATATGCTTTTGATTCCTTGTTATCTTCTTAGCAGGCTCTCTAAATGCTAACTCTACACGAGGATTACTAGAACCATCTTGTATAGGTTGAAAAAAGAAAGGATAGTTTCGATATATACGAACCACCTTATCTGTAAACATTGTCTTAGCATCAGCACCTGTCTTAGATAGTAAACCAAAGTTGCTATCATAAACTTGAGTGGCTAGATTAACTATCTCGCTACTTGCCATGTAAGAAAAACCACTACGCCTGTTCTTAAGGAAACACATCCCATAAGAGTTCTTGTCGTTTTTACACGCTTCCCAAAAAATAAAGAACGTCCTGTTAGCATCTCTGTAATCAGGAAAACCAACATCTATTTTACTCCACTGGATAAACATATAATGAGATCCAGTAATATACGTAGGAACACCGTTGTTATAAAACCACAGCCCTTCCTCTCTACGTCTAAACTCTTCTTCTATGTAATTAACATAGTCAGAGGCATTATCTCTAGTCAATCCCTTTGGTATACCTTCTCTAACCCACCTTTGTTCTTTCTTAGGGAGGTTATAATACAGTATATCTTTTTTAAACCTAGGCTTCTTAGGTAGAACTATCTTTAAGTTATCAAACTCTAAGACATCTCCCTCACTACCCTCAGTAAGATATATCATATCACTTTTTTGCATACCGTTCAGCAAAAGATCCTTTAAAATCTTTTTTCTCTTCTATTAAGGATTCCCCCTCCTTGATTCTATCCTCAAGGTTTTTTATACCTAAAAGAATTTCTTGACAGTCTTCAAAGCATTCTCTTTTTGCTTTTATAGCCTGTCTTCTTTTAGCGTCATCTTCTTCGATTAAAGGTTTACCTATTTCTTCTATAAGAAGATCTACAGCCCCTTTACTTGCTTCTATTAACTTCTCTAAAGTCTTAAGAGCGTAATCTTTATTCTGCTCCTTCATAGACTGCTAGTACATCAAAGTTACGCATACGAAGAAGTTTTCTTCCGTCTATATTCATATCGTACTCAGAGTTCTCACTCCACATAACTCTATCGCCTTTCTTAACTCCTTGCTCTTTCATCCAGTCATTTATAATAACTGCGTATCCATGAAGTTCAACTTCAGAGGATGAAGTTTCTAAAAATATTCCAGACTCAGATTGCTCTGGATCTTTCATTTCTTGCTCCATAAAGTTCCATACTCCCACAGGAATGTACTCTTCGCCTCTTTGTATAAGATATATCTGCTCTGCAAAAGCTTGATATATATTATCTTTATCAGCATGTTTAACAAGGTTTACAGGTGTTGCTATAAAGTGGTGAAACCAAACTTTATCACCTTCCTGTATTCCTGTCTCTTTAGTGTCCTGCATTGGCGTTTTATACACCGTACCATATTGTCTTGCTAACTTCATAGGGTCGTAAGATGTATCTCTGTATATCTCTTGACCATTTAACATTAACGTATCCTCTGTTTCTTTTTCTACCTCTATCCAGTAGACATCTTTAATTGGCTTCATTTTTGCTTATATTTACGTTTACTCTTTATTTAACCTCGTACTCTTCTTCCAGTACTGCAGTGTTATATTCTATAGCTGTTGGCTGAGAGAAAAACCTTTTCCAAGGTCTTGAAAACTCCTCGCCATCTTTTTTTATATATACATCATACACTACTTGTTGATGTTTATACCAAGCTGCCTCGTCTTGTATTATGGCTGTAACCTCTAAAGAACCTCCAAGCATCCTTTGACCTACCTGATAAGTCAAACCTTGTTTTAAGTCCCCTATTGTTATTTTTCTTATAATAGGGTTTATTGCTTCCATTTTTCTTTAATTTAAATCTGTTATATATTCTATTCGTATAAATCTCTTGATATTTTAACGTAACCAACCTGAATACCTTTACTTGATGTTGTATGAGTCTGAACACCTATAAAAGGAAATAGATCTATATCGTCAGTCATAGCTAAAGATCTTGTTGTGTTTACAGACTGAGTTGCTCCACCTGCTGTTGCTGTAGTAACTAAACCATACTGTTTATTATTAACAAAAACACTAATCTTTCTATTTTCGTCAATAGATATTCGTAATCTATATACAGTACTAGCAGCAACTGTTATTCCTAGGTCTGTTATATAATCTGTTCCTGCCACACTATAAACAAAGTGAAGATTACCATTCGTTGTTAAAGCTCCTTGGTCGTCATCTGAAGCGTACAAGAAATAAGCTTGATTCGCATCTGTAGCGTAAGCACCTACCTCTGTTAGCTTTAATCCTGACCACATAGAAGTATCAGCTACACTACTAGAAGTAGAAATAGCACAAGAAAACTCTATTTTATTTTCTGTACCAAAAGGCACAGATGACCAAGCTGATGAATCAAAACCAGTTGGCATTTCAGTTTCAGCATCTCTTGGAGTTAATATAGTTTTATCATTATCAGTAGTTCCTGTAATTAATTTAATACCAGCAAAAGATGTATCTCTACCTGTATTCGCTGATATTTGAACACCACCAGCACTAGTACCACCTAAAACAAAGTTTTGATTAGGATTAATATAAGGATCTATTATAAAAAATATTTTAAAAGTTTGAGAGGCAATGTCAGTGCCGTTAGTACCAAGTCGTATTTTACAAGACCCATCAGCTACGTCATGAGCTAGTACGTTAACCATAGCGTTATCAGCTATAGTCCCTCCGTCATGTAGGTTAACTAAAACTTGAGATGTAGTTCCGTATATGTGGGTATTATTAAACGTAAATTCTACAGTATCTGTTGCAGCTAAATCTACTGCTTGCATGGTTATAATACCATACTTAGCATCTAAAGTAACAGCTGTTGTTGCACTTGAAGATTGAGTTACTTGAGCATCTGTTATACCTAAAGATGGAACTTTTTCAAATCTTTCTATTAATTCAAACCTATCATCTGATTGAGATACTGTCCCAAAAACCCTAAGATTAGAGTTTCTATCTAAAGTCATTGCTGTAGCACCACTAGTAATAAAATTGAACGAGTCACTAGAGTGATCATAAACTATTTGACCTACATCGTTATTATTTACATCACCAAAAAATATATTACCTGAAGCAGTGCTTCCTGATAAAATAGAAAGACCTGCATCTGATGAGTTCTCTAAAGTTAAAAGATTTGCAGACGGATCAGAAGTTACAGATCCTGCATTAACTGACATAACATGTAATAAACCGTCAGGAGCTAGTCCTCCTGTACCAATACCAACCTTTAAAAACTCTGCTTTATCTGTAGATAAATTCATAGCTACAGAGTTACCAGCACCTGTTTCTACAGAACGTAAAGTAGTATCTGTTACTTCAGCAGCAGTTTGTATTAAATTTTTATATGTAGATGATATTGACTTTCCTTTTAACGTAGACATTTTACTTTTTTCTTATTTTTTCTATAGACCTACCTGCAAAGTAAGCTCCATATACTGTTATTAATAATGTTTGATATATAGGTATATAACTTTCTTGAATGACAAACTCCCCTATGTTTCCATCAAACAGTGACAAAACTACAAAAATTGCAGTTAAAAATATACATATCAAAGGTCTAATGTTCTTAGATAGCCAGTTATCAGACTTCATGTCAGCCTCCCAACGTCTAGTAACTTGTTCTTGTGCTTGTGATTCAGCCTGCATAAGAACTTCTTCCATCTTACGCTTTGCTTCTAGTCTTTCTTCCTCAGAAGTGCTAAGGTTGTCTATTACATCTCCAACCTGCTTTACAACTCCTCCTCCTAAAAAATCTAATAGCTTACCCATAGTTATGCTAATCTATAAGCGGTATCACCTTCATCATCTTTATATGCTTCTAGCAACTGCTCTCTATTATTATTCTTTTTTAAAGATATGTGTATCCAAGAAAAATCAAACTCGTTTATCATTTGATCAAATTCTAAGTCAGACTCTAATATCCAATCATAAATAACTTTGTTGTTCATTTTTCCTTTTTCCCAAAACTGTAAATCCAAAGCTTGACCTTTACAATGTTGCGAAGTACGACTTCCCCCAATAGCACGATTAAGTGACGGGGAACGATAACCACTACTAATCCGAATAGGACCAAGAGCGTCACGCATAGGCTGTATAAGATTGTCAATAAGCCTTTGCATGTTCTCCAAGTGTTTCTCTGACATCTCATTACTTATACCTAATCTTTTTGCTGTGTTACTGTGTTCTATCTCTGCACGAGAGAAATTTTTACTTAGTTTCATAATTTAAATTTAAAATGCTTCCATGACTATTTCGTCTATAGAGTTTTGTACCTCACCCTTAGTGGCTTCCATAGTCATCATTATATTTGCTTGAAATCTTTTTACCTCTTCGTTATTATTAAATATCACAATAGTAGGGACAACCACTATTTTGTATTCTTTAGACCATCTTGAATCTGCAGCTATATCAACTCTTTGAGTTTCGCAGTCTGATAGTTTTGATAGCCAAGCTACTTCGTTAGATTTATTAAAACTGGCATTAAACTCAACAGCAACCATTCCATCAGGAAAGTCTTGAGCTGTAGAGATAAATGGAATTAATAATAAAAGTAATAATTTTTTCATAAGATTATTTTAGTTTATCAATCTTATCCTCCATTCTAATCATTTGACTTTTAATATCTTTAACGTCATCTTGTGTAGACATTATAGTCTGACGTATAAGTTGATCTTTCATATCATACTCCATACGAGTAATCTCTGGATCTGGAGGTAAAGGTAGTTTTTTAGCTTCTGCTATATCTCCTTGTAATACAAACCAACCACTAATAACAGCAGCCATAAGAACGGCAATACCTGCAAGGGTTTTTAAACTTATTTGTACTGCTGTGTCTTCATTTAATTCTTTTGCCATTTTTAAAATATTACATAATTAAGACCAACGCTAAAGTTGTGCCATTTTCTGTTCCAGTATTTGTTGTACTTACCTTCAGCAAATATACCAAAACTTTTATTAAACTTATAACCAAATATTAAACCTACAGAATAATCAACCCACTGACCTCCATTAAACTTGTGATAAGAGTATGTATTTTTAGTATCTATGTGATATGGCATAAGATTCCCCCAAGTGTGAAACCAAAAATCTTTTGTAAAATGGTAGTAGTCTAAACCAAAAACAAAAGAGTACTCAACAATATTAGATATAGAGTTTCTTTGTTTTTCTACGTAATTATTTATAACTTGTGGTATAACAACCTCTTCCCATACAGCTTGACTGTTTGCTGCGAGGTTTCCATTAGGAGAAAAATACTCTCCACCTAAAGAAATAGAATACCCTTCTTGTAGGGCAAGGTACGTATAATGTAGAGTACCATTATCTAACACCCAATCAGCAAGAGGATCAAAACCGTAAGGTTCGGCAAGCCTTTGTACTAAACCCCCGTTCAACGAAAGCTTGCCATCCCTTACCTTTAATCTAAACCTTTCTGAGGCCTCAAAGTATTTAATGTCAGCGAATCCATCCTCAAGGTATGCTACCTTAGCTACCCAGCTATCTGCAACATATCTTATAAAGTGATTCTGGTTTACATAGTTAACGCCTAACCGTCTCACGAGATCAGCCTCAAATAAATATTCAAAGCCATCTAACCGACCTAATGTTGCTGCGTCTGAGTATGAGTTCTCAGTACCGTTGTAGAATGTATTCGCTCTATTCTCATATCCAAATCTTTTTATCTTTCTAATACCAACAGATATGTTATAATCAAAAGGAGTT